GGGGCTCGCGAAACGGCGGGTGGTTGTCCTCTCACGTCGAGGAGGTAAAACGCATCGACATGCAGTATTCGGCTGCCATAAGGAACAAATTAAACGAAAGCTGTGTTTTGGAGGAGTTCACAGAACCTCTAGCCACAGAGAGTGACCTAGCGCTCGAAGCTAACCCGTATGCGGTGCTTCACGACGAGGGCGAGGACGGTTGTTCTCTCAGCGGCCGGCTACGCGGTCGTGCATTAAAATTAGTGGCGTTTTACGAGGAGTTGGGCATGACTCGTCTAGCGAAAGATGTGCCCCAGCATATAGAGTGCGGTGGCCTGCGGGCTGCCGTTCGTCAATGCTTCGTCGATGAGCTTAGCCCTCTCGACGAACTGAGTTTCAAGACCATCCAGAAGCTTGAGAAATCTTGCTGCCGAGGATGTGAACCACGCTTCATGGAGAAGCTCAGACAATGGAAAGAAGCTAGGTTCCAACCAGTTGCTGTCAATGGTGAACACCTGGAGCGATTCAGGCGGGCTTTAAAACAAAACATTGAAAAGGGGTGGGACCGCAGGCGTGCACCTTTTATACCCAATGGAAATGCTACCCGGCGTTACCGGAGGAAAGAGGGTGGTAATTGGAATGTGGAAGAATTCAGTGACGAATGTCGCTGTGAGCTGGTGTTTAGCTCGGGCAAACCCAGAGTAGTTACTCTTTACTCTGCCGAGAACACGCGCCGGCTCGCTCCATTGCATTACTCGTTATACGACATGCTTAAGAGGCGAGGGTGGCTGCTCGTTGGTGAACCGACCGACGCGCACGTTCAACGCCTTACAGGCGCTGCTTTCTTGAGCTTTGATTATTCTTCCGCCACTGACAATATAAAACGGGAGTACGTGAAAGTAGCAGTTGAGGTGCTTGAAGAACAGGCGGACCATCTTTCAGATGAGGAGATCGAAGCACTCCGGGTGCTGTCGAATTTGAAGATTGATGGCGAGGAGACATTTTCGGGCCAGCCGATGGGGTCAGTTATGTCTTTTCCTCTTTTGTGCGTGATCAACAAGACCGTAGTTGACATGTCATTAGCCGCTATGTTAGACAGGAAGGAGATTAGTTTTAAAGAGTGGACGAGTCATCCCCTTTTGGTTAATGGGGACGATTTGTTAACCCGCGAAGTACGGGGCA